ACGCCGAAAGCCCGTTGCCGCCGCCCAATTCGGAACAGTTTCAAACGGAACTGGACAAGTCCATAGCCAGGATTTCCAAGACCGATGACGGTCAAAGGTTGTTAGATTGGCTGTGCGGTGCGTTTTTGCACCAGCCGTCCTGGGCGCCCGGATACACAACCGATTTCGGTTTTTTTCGGGAAGGCCAGAACACTTTAATCAGGGAAATCTTATTAAGGAGCGAGAGAGCAAGCGATGGCTGAAGAAGCACAAGCACAGGAAGCGGAAGCTGAACCACAGGGACTGTTGGACAATGCCAAGATCGAAGAACCAGAAGCGGAGGTTGATGAGGAGGAGCTTGACCACATTGACAAAGCCGCATCCGGAGAGCGGCCAGATTGGTTGCCAGATCGATTCTGGGATGAAGACAAAGGAGCCGACTATAAGGGATTGGCTAAGTCCCAACAGGAACTTTACAAGAAGCTCCGAAACGGCAAACACGAAGCGCCGGAAGACGGTGCCTACGATCTGAAATTTGTCGGTGAAAAAATACCGGCAGATGATGAACTGATGACCAAGTTCAAGTCGATGGCGTCGGATCGTGGCCTGACCCAGGATGATTTCGAGTCGATTGTCGGCATGGTCCTGGAAACGATGCCCGAAGCGGTTGAGGCTCCGGAAGAAAAGTTCGACATGGATGCCGAAATGGCAAAGCTGGGTCCGAATGCCGAAGCGATCACCAACGGCGTGGTCAAATGGGCCGAAGGTCTGGTTCGCCAGGGAGCCTGGACAGGCGATGATTTTGAAGAGTTCAAGATCATGGGCGGCAACGCCGCCGGCATTCGTGCGCTGAACAGATTACGGCAATATTATGGTGAAAAAGATATTCCGGTGAACAGTACACCGGATACGGAATCGATGCCGACTGAAAGCGAATTACGAGAAATGGTTGCCCATCCCGATTACAACAAAAGCAGCGCCTATCGGAAAAAGGTGGCAGATGCGTTTACCCGTCATTACGGAGAGTGATTACAGGAGGTCAAATTGCCAATAACGAAATATTTTAACATTAAGATCGATAGCGAATGCGGTGAGGCAGAAGTAATCTTCACCAACGATTTTCATAAAAAGGGTCCACTGTGGAGAGCAGACATTCTCCAAGACATTATAAATAATCTGCGAGAAGAATATGACGATGCAGTGGAAGACATGGGATCCCTCTATTCGTGCCATAGTAAAACGACTGAAACGTCACAACCCTATAAAAAGCATTAAGCGCCTTGACTTTTTAAGCGTTCTATGCCTACAACTCTTTTGACCCTACCCTCTCTTGAGGCCGGTCGGTTTAGTAGCAGCCGACTAAAAATTTAGTCCTACCTGTTCAGCGACTATTTTTAACCTTGATCGAGAGGATCGAAAAATGGCAACAAGTCTGTCAACAAATTTCGTGAAGCGATTTGAGGCTGAAGTACATCATGCGTATCAGGCCGAAAGAAAACTCGCTGGCACGATCCGGACCCGTACCGGAGTCGTAGGCTCCACGGTTCAGTTTCCGAAAATGGCATCCGCCCAAGCACAGGTGGTAGTGCCGCAATCCGCTGTCTCAGCGTTAAACGTCACCCATAGTCTCGTGACGGCCACATTATCCGATTATGCCGCACCCGAATATACGTCGATATTTGACCAACAGAAGGTCAATTATGACGAGCGTCAAGAACTCGTTCAGACGCTGGGCAAAGCTATCGGGCGCAGAGCCGACCAGATTGTTCTTGATGCTCTTGCGGCATCATCGACATCGCTAACGGTGGCAAACAGCATTGGCGGATCGAACACCAATATAAACGTGGCTAAAGTGTTAGAGGCTGGCCGTTTGCTCAATGGTCAAAACGTCCCCTCCGGTGACCGCTATATGGCGATCAGCGCAGACGGGCTTGCTGCTCTTCTGACTGAAGAGAAAGCCGCATCGCAAAACTATGTGATGCACAAGGCTATGGAGGACGGGCGCGTCGATAATTTCCTGGGCTTCAAGATGATAATGGTTGGCGATATGGACGAAGGCGGTCTTGCTATCGACGGCAGTGATGACCGGACCTGTTTCGCTTGGCATAAGTCTGCAATTGGTTACGCCGAAGGTATCTCTCCGAAAACGGAAATCAATTACGTTCCGGAGCGGATTTCCTGGCTGACCAACGTAGTCTTGTCGGCCGGAGCCATCGCAGTCGATGCGAATGGTTGCGTTACGATAACGGCCAGAGAGTAGGAGATTATCAATGGCTTATTCTAAAGACGGACTTCAATTAATCGGCGGAGGGGGCAAAGCTGGGGCAGCACCCCAGGTTTGGTCTTACACATCAGCCGATGCGATTGCCACGGTGAACACCGCTGCGTATTTTAACAATGCGTCAACCCTGTTCAACGTGCGTGACATCATCTTTGTGGTGGACTCGAACACGCCAACCGCACACATCGTCAGTGTTCTGTCGAATGCTTCCGGCGTAGTCGATGTCAGTGACGGCCTTGCTATCACTGAGACCGATACTGACTAGGTGGCATGAACCAGCGAAGGTTTTTTTCCTCTCCTTTTTCCCCCTTCGCTGGTTTTTTTTGGGAGATGAAGCGTGGCAGTAAATGATACAGATGTAACCATTTGCAGCCACGCTCTGACCCTTCTTGGAGAGAACACCATTTCCTCTTTTGCAGACGGTACGGTCCAGGCAAACGTCTGTTCGGAACTGTATCCAGACATCCGCGATATGTGCATTACAATGTACCCGTGGAGTTTTTCACTGGCGAAAGTGGATCTGGCAAGATCATCAACAACCCCGATTAATGAGTGGTCATACGCTTATCCGATGCCTTCGGATGCCATCACCAAAGTTCCACGGGCAGTATTTAATTCCTCCGCTGTGGGAGCTAACCCGATAACTTCCGGCTGGGAAGTCTATCAAGGTGAAATCCTGACCGACCAAGCAGCGATCACGGTGGACTATCAGAAACGTCCTCTGGAAGCGGAGATGCCATCGTACTTTGTGCAATTGCTTAAATATGCCGTAGCGATGCACATCGCGGAGCCGGTCACTGATCAGATGTCCAAGGCCCAGCATTGGGAGCGGATTGCCTTTGGTAACCCCGTCGAAGGTGGCAGGGGTGGACACTTTCGCCAAGCCGCCGCCACGGACGGCATGGGCAGCGGCACTACCTTCATCGGAGATTATCCTTTAATCGATACACGCTTGACGTTGAGTTGATGTGACATGCCACGGGTTGTCAAAGTCCAGACCAATTTCAGCGTCGGTGAAATCAATCCGGAACTCCGTGGCCGTATCGATCTGCGCCAATATGAAAGCGCATTGGAGCGGGCGAGAAATGTTGTCTGTAAGCCGCACGGATCTGTCGAGCGCCGGCCAGGGCTGAAATACGTTTACACGATTCCATCAGCCGCCACTCCGGAAAACGGTGTGCGGTTAATACCCTTCTCATTTTCGACTACCCAAACCTATATGATGCTGTTCTCTGGCACCCGTATGATGGTGTTTAAAGAAGGCGTTCAAGTTACCAATATCAACGCTGGTGGAACCGACTATCTGGATGTGTCTTCCAGTGTCAGCGGTGTTACTGATGGCCTGACTTCCGCACGGCTGTCAAATCTTTGGTACACCCAGAGTGCGGATACCCTGCTTCTTTTTGAAGAGACCATGACACCGGTTAAGATCGTGCGCGGTGCAGATCACGCAACCTGGACGGTGAGTGACATAGCCTGGGACAATATTCCAAGTTATGCGTTCACGCTTTCGACCTCACAGCCGGCTGCAACCCTGACGCCGTCTGCCGTTTCCGGCAACATAACTTTGACGGCTGGCTCCAGCGTTTTTGCATCCGGCAATGTCGACCAGTATGTGGAGTCCGACAACAATTTCGGACGGGCAAGGATTACCGAATATGTCAGCGGCACTGAAGTCAAAGCCATCACGGATGTTCCGTTTCATAATACCGATGCGATTGCGTCGGGAGAGTGGACCCTGGAAGCCGGTTATGAAGATGCATGGTCTGCGACTCGTAAATGGCCGAGGACGGCCGCTTTCCACGAAGGCCGGTTGATTGTCGGCGGATCGTATTCTTTACCAAGTACCGTCTGGGGATCACGGGTTGGCGATTATTTCGATTTCAACCCAGGTCAGGTTCTTGATGATGAAGGCATGTCGGCAACCATAGACACCAACCAGGTCAATGCGATTGTCGGCGTTTTCTCCGGACGTGATCTTCAGATCTTCACCACAGGCACGGAGTTTATTTGCCCACAAGTGGACGGCTCTCCGCTTACGCCGACCAGTTTCATATTCAAGCCAATGACCACCCGTGGATCGAAGCAGGGCACCCATCCGGTTTCGACCGAAGGGGGAACGCTTTACCTACAACGTGGCGGCAAGGCGATCCGTGAGTTCCTGTTCTCTGATGTTGAAGGCTCCTATGTGTCCAACGACATCAGTATGCTGTCTTCACATTTGTTGCAGACGCCGACACGGATGACGATGCGGCGCGGCACCAATGTCGATGAGGGTGACCTGATGCTGATCACCAATTCCGGTGACGGGTCCATCGCTGCTTTTAGTATCCTTCGATCTCAGAACGTCATTGCGCCCAGTTTGTTCACCACAGACGGCGAGTTCCAGGATTGTCAGGTGGAAGACGCTGACAACCCGGCGATCTATACGGTGATCAAACGGACCATACCGGATCAATCAACTTGCACCATCACGGTCACTGACGCAGAAAATATAGCGGTCGGAACCACTATCACAATTACGGACAACGCTGGTGTATCGACAACGATGACAGGCACAGCAACAAATCCGACAACTGATCCAAATGAATTTAGTGTAGGAGTAGATAATGCATCGACAGCGGATAACATTGCGGTCGGTGCTGGCGGTGTACTCGGTATTAATGCTTTATCTGGTTATTCTGCTCCCAACCCAGCCGCAAATGTTATAACGGTTACTCGTGCGGCAATCGGTAAAAACAACCTGACGGTCACTTCTTCTGACTCCACCCGTCTGGCTGTTACGGATTTCACCAATACCGAAGTGTATTATCTGGAATTGTTTTCCAACGACTTCACCACCGATTGTGCTATTCAATATACGGCCACCGCC